TGACTCAAGAGGACATCGACATAGCGTTTGATGACACACAGGAAGGCGGAGGTTTTGATGACTTTGCCCGTGCCATCGAAGCCGCACTCAAGGAGAAGAACCATGACTAAAGACGAAGCATTGAAACTGGCGTTCGAGGCGTTAAAAGATATGAATTGCGGTTGGAAATATATCCGTGAAAGCCATGGTGATCTTTACGGGGTTGGATGGGATCGAGCGCAAGAAAAAGCAGATGACGCTATTAAAGCACTACGCCAAGCACTTGAGCAGCCAGAGCAGAAACCCGTGGCGTGGATGAGCGATAGCCCGACAAAGGGCAACGGAAAACAACTCCACTGGACAAAGGCGGAGGCATGGAGGTGGTCTAGCAACATCACCCCCCTCTACACCGCACCACCCAAGCGAGAGTGGGTCGGACTGACGGATGATGAGTACGCAAGTGCATTGGCGCAAAGCAAGGGTGATGTGTTAAATCGTCTGGTTCCGTTTGCCCGTGCCATCGAAGCCAAGTTAAAGGAGAAGAACCATGGTTAGCAAGAAACCCCAACCCGTGCCCGCGCGGCTGGTGGAGCCGTTCCAGCAGGGCGAGTACCGGATGCCCACCGACCTGCGAATTGCCGCCCTGCGGGCGCAGTCTCAACCCCCAATCATCTCAGTCAACAGTAAAATAAAACCCGCCCCGCTGTTCAAGAAAGGAGACAAATGACATGCGTACCCACTTTTGCGCCGAGGACGGCGACTGGATCACATTCGAAGGCGAATGCTCCTGGTGCGGGATGAGGGAGGACGAACCCTTCCCGCTCCGCACCACGGACGCCGAGTTCCGGCAGCTGATGCTGAAACTAGAGGCTGACGCCCGCCCCGACATCAATGACGACTGAGCCCCGCACCATGCCCCTCAACCCCGAAAAACCCGTCACCGCTCACGCCCCACAGTGGTGCCTGGACATGCGAGCCGCCCCGCTGGGGCGCAAACTCATGGCGCTCAACAGCGGTGGGGTGGCGGTGTTTGCCGCGCTGACCTCCGGCACGCTCAAACACTTTGTGGCGTGGTGCCCGCTNCCCAAATTGACACCAGAGCAAAAGCTGCGGCTGCACCCCCGGCGGACTGAGGAAAAAGATGATGAGAAAAGTAATCGTTCGGTTTAATCGTTCGGGTAATCGTTCGAACGATCACGCCGAACGAACGATTAAAATGCGACCAATGCCGAATCGCTCGATCGCCGGAGGAGAGGGACTGTCGTCCTCTCTCCGGAGCCGATCAGCAGGTTCACCGAACGATAGCAAAAGCGCTAGCGGAACAATGACTTACGGCTCTGCTGCGGTCAATCGTGTGGGTAATCGTTCGGGTAATCGTTCGGGATTTTTCTGGGGGTCTCGAGAGCCTCGTATTTCTAGCGGGTTAATCGTTCGTTCGGTAATGGTTCTATATAGACGAACGATCAATCACTTTTTAAAACTTTTCTTTTGCGTGCGGAGAGGGTAAAATGGCGGTTATGAAAACCGAGAACTCAAAACCTAAACGCGGCGCACCTCGGACTTACGACCGGGAAGCAATTGGCACGTTCATCTGCTCGGAGCTCAAGAAAGGACGCTCGCTGGAGTCGATTTGCAAGGCGGAGGGAATGCCTGCGATTAGCACTGTCCTGGACTGGGTGGAGCAAGACCCGGCGTTTGCTGAGCAGTACGCGCACGCGCGAAAAATCGGCTACGCGCTGCTCGCCGATGAGATCATCCAGCTCAGCGACAAGACCCACGAGTGGGTGACCATTCAGGAGCTGGACAACGAGGGCAAGCCGCAGTTCGACGAACACGGCAAGCCCAAACTCAAGCAGGTGCTCATGCCGCTGAGTGCGGACGTCATCGCGCACAAGCGGGTGCAGATTGACACCCGCAAATGGATGCTGAGCAAGATGCTGCCCAAAGTGTACGGCGACAAAGTGACCACCGAGCACACCGGGGCGGAGGGCGGTCCGATTGCCATTGCAGCGGTGGACTTGAAGAACCTGTCTGACGAGGAGCTGGAGAACATGAACCGGTTGATGTTGAAAGCAGCGGCGAGCGGGAAGTGAGAGTCCCGCAACGGCTGCTCGACACCGAGTACCCGGACGAGTATCACAGCCTGCCGCTGGATGACGTAAAAGAGCACACGCTGTCGGGGACGTGCTGGTGCCTGCCAAAGCAGAGAGTGCAACGGTTCAAAGACGGTTACTTTCGCTTCCTGTGGTATCACAACGCAGCAGACAACAGGCAATACTACGACGCTGAGGACAAACCACTGCAATGAACGCACAAGACATCGTATTGGGGCAGCTTGAGCGAGAGCGCTCAGCTCACAACATTACCCGTGAAACGCTAAGAGCTCTTGAGATAGAGCGATTGTTGCGTCACCGCAGAGAACTTAAGTTGCCTTGGTGGAAGCGCAAATTGCTGGCTTGGCTGCGAAAAGGTGTCATGTGAACGCCCCTTTGACCCCTGCTACCATGGTGGACATGATCCGGCGCGAGCGGGAACGCCGCGCTGCCTCAGCATCCCTCTACGAGTTTGTAAAGCAAAGCTGGCACGTTGTGGAGCCGGGAGTGCCGTTCATCCCGTCTTGGCATATTCAGGAGATCTGTGAGCACCTGGAGGCGGTCACGGGTGGTGAGATAAAACGACTGCTCATCAACATCCCGCCCCGGCACTCCAAGTCCACCATCGTCAGCGTGATGTGGCCGATGTGGGAGTGGTTCACCGACCCGGCGCAGAAGTTCCTCGCTGCGTCCTACTCCGGCAACTTGAGCATCCGCGACAACCTGAAAGCTCGGAGACTCATTCAGTCCCCGTGGTATCAAGAACGCTGGGGGCATATGTTTGCTCTCGCCGGAGACCAGAACGCTAAGCAGCGGTTCGAGAACGACAAGACCGGCTACCGGCTCGCCACCAGCGTGGGCGGCACTGCCACGGGTGAGGGCGGCTCGCGTCTCATCCTTGACGACCCGCACGGTGCGCAGGACGCTCAGTCGGACACCATGCGGGAGTCAGCGCTGGAGTGGTTTGACATGGTCTGGTCAACCCGCCTGAACAACCCCAAGACCGACGCGATGGTTACCGTCATGCAGCGGCTGCACGAGCGCGACATTAGCGGTCACATACTTGAGGACATCGGCGGCTGGGAGCACATCAAGATTCCGGCGGAGTGGGACGGGGTGAAGCGCCAGACCGTGCTCGGACCCTACGACCCACGCAAGAAGATTGGCGAACTGATCTGCCCCGAGCGCTTCGGACCCGAGGAGATCACCCGGCTCAAGCAGCTGCTCGGCACCTACGGCACTGCCGGCCAGTTGCAGCAAGACCCGCAACCGGCGGAGGGCGGGATACTGAAGGTGAAGTACTTCCAGCTCTGGCCAGCCGACAAACCGCTGCCGCAGTTTGAGTATGTGCTGCAGTCCTACGACTGCGCCTTCACCGAGAACACCAGCGGCGACCCGACGGCCTGCTCGGTGTGGGCGATATTCACGCACGGTGGGCAGCGCAACGCAATGCTCATTGACGCCTGGGACGAGCACCTGTCCTACCCCGAGCTGCGTGCCCGGGCGATCAAGGACTGGAGCACTGAATACGGGGGCACCACGGTGAAGGATGGAATACGTCGCGCACGCAAGCCCGACCGCATCCTGGTGGAGGCGAAAGCCAGCGGGCAATCATTGCTGCAGGACTTGCGCTTGGCGAAAGTGCCCGCCGTGGGGTATAATCCGGGAATGGCTGACAAAGTCAGTCGTGCTCACCAAGCCGCCCCCACTCTTGAGCTGGGGCTGCTGTGGTTGCCGGAGAGCGGTAAAAACCCCGGTCAACCGGTCAGCTGGGCGCAGCCCTTCCTCAAGCAGGTTGGGAAGTTCCCGGTGGCGGAGCACGATGACTATGTCGATACCATGACTCAGGCGATCATCTACTTGAAGAATGACGGCTGGTTTGAGCTACCACAGGCGCGTGACCGAGATGAGCCACGCGCTTACGAACGACCGAGGGTGAACCCGTATGCCGCGTGAACAGAAACCCGTCTGGGACAAGAAGCGCCCTAAGTCGCTCGGCGAGGGTAAGGCGCTGAGTCCTGCCAAGAAAGCCAGCGCCAAGGCTGCGGCAAAAGCTGCCGGCAGACCCTACCCCAACCTGGTTGACAACATGCGCGCAGCGAGGAAGAAGTCATGATCGACAAAGCCAGCCTACCGCTCGACCGGCCACGCCGCACCCCCGACCACCCGACCAAGTCCCACGTCGTCAAGACGAAAGTTGACGGAAAGGAGAAGATCATCCGGTTCGGCGAGCAGGGCGCAGCCACAGCGGGTAAACCGAAGGCGGGCGAGTCCGAGCGGATGAAGGCGAAGCGCGCATCGTTCAAGGCGCGGCACGCAAAGAACATCGCCAAAGGCAAGTCCAGCCCTGCGTACTGGGCGGACAAAGTGAAGTGGGCGGAGGGCGGCTCAGTGAGTTTGATGAAGCCTCCCCCACCCGGCGGCATCATTGCCCGGCTGACTGAGCAGATCCGCCGTGGGCAAGCCGCTCAAGAGCAAGAACAACTCCAACTCGAATCCCTACGCAAGATGTACGAACGTCAGCGTTTGGGTTCAGCCCGTCGCTCGCCCCTGACGGACATGCGGTCAACAGCCTCCACGACGCCTCCCTCCTCGTCTCCCCCCGCTGAGGCTGTTGAAACACCCGCAGGGGCGGGCACCGATTCAGTCCAAGTGGTGCGTCCTGTGGCTCTGCCCGGAGGCGACAATCCGTTCCAGGCGGAAGCCATCAAGCTGGCTGAGAAGTACAACCTGCCGGTCAANGTNTTCCTCTCGCTGGTCAATCAAGAGAGCCGGTTCAACCCCGAGGCACGCAGCCCTAAAGGGGCGATGGGTCTGACGCAGTTGATGCCCGCCACGGCAAAGGAACTCGGCGTTGATCCGACCGACCCGCTGCAGAACCTTGAGGGCGGGGCACGGTACTTGAGGCAGCAGATTGACCGCTTCGGCTCACTGCCGCTCGCGCTCGCCGCCTACAACGCTGGACCAGGCAACGTGCGCAAGCACGGCGGTATTCCGCCCTTCAAAGAGACCCAGCAGTACGTGGCCAAAGTGCTGCGTGGCGCGGGTGAGGAGGGCTTTGCCGGGGGTGGTATCGTCAGCAAGCTAGCACGTCGCGCCGCAAAGTCTGTTGATGACGTCGCTGAGCAGAAGATGCTGCAAGGCTTCTACCGTGGTTACGCTGGTGACTACGATGCGCTCCGGGCGGGTGAGGAAGCCGGTACGGTGTTCGTCTCGCCGCAGAAACCCGTGGGCGAGTACTACGGACGCAAGCGTGCAGCGCAGACC